AATGGAGAAGGCAAATGAGAAAAAAAAAGACTGATTTAATTATAGCTTTAAAAGTCATAGACGACTTAATCAAAAACAAAAGATTCCATACACTTGCAGATTATATAATCTTAACTTGGAGTAAATTTCCAAGAATAAGATTTTTAGATTATAGAAATGTCAAAGTTATGGAATATTTAAAAAAAGGAGATAAAAATGAAAAAGGTAATGTTATTCGCTTTACTAAGCGGATTATTAACTAACTGCGCTTATAAGCCAGTTATAGACACAAAGGGAAGAAGTGGCAGTTATCCAAGCGATAGAGCAGCAGAAATAACCGACGATATTCAGCATTGTTCAACTCTTGCAAATCAAGAGATTGGCGCTTTGACTGATGGAATTGTTTGGGGTTATAACAATGTCTTTAGAGGATTATTCTTTTGGTTGCCGCCTGAAGAAAAAAGAACTAGAGAAAATTATACTAAAAAATGTTTAACTGGAAGGGGACACAATGTTATCAATTAAAACTGTTCAAGAAGAAATTAATAGATTGTTTTTAGAATCTCATAAGAACCCAAGTATTGTTGCTAGCGAAGCACCATATTATTATGACTTGTGTTCTATTGAAGATAAAACAATAACTCTAGATGAGTTTTATAAAAAATTCCCTTATTACAATCCTGATATGAATTGTGATTATTGGAAGCAACAACATGAAAGATGGAAAGATATATGGAAACAAAACAAGATATAGTAAATAAGTTAGCAAGCAATTTAAGATATTTGCGCCACAATACCCAAGTTGAAGAACCAATGACTGGTAAGATAAGATTTATGTCTCAACGACATCTTGCTGAATTCATTGGTGGAAGTTGTGAGCAGCAGATTTCTAAATTTGAATTGGGAACGAATCAAATGAGTGCCAGTCAGCTATACAGAATCGCAAAAGTATTTGATATTTCTGTTGATTCAATGTTTGAAGACTTGACCAAATCAGATTACAAGAAAGTAATTAAATACGACATATATGCTTAAAATAATATTCATAATTATTCTATTCATGGGATTAGCTTATATTATGAGTAAAACTTAAAAGAGGATAAGAAATGGAAGAAATAAAACTATATAATGGACAAGAGACGCTTTTTTTTGATTCGGTTTTGCATCAGTATTTTTGGAATGATGAGAAACTACCTAGCGCCACAACAATTTGCAAATTATTAACTCCGGCAAGCGTTATTGGCGCTTGGTCAAGTAAGGTTTGCTCTGAAGAATTTACAAAACTAATTAGAGCAGGAGTTAGCTATGATGAAATTGAATTAGCTAAGATTGCAGAGCAAATTAAAAAAGCACCTAATCAAACAATGGGAGATGCTGGGTTAGTTGGCTCACAAGTTCATAATCTTATAGAAGATTATATTCATAAAGGAATAGCACCTGAAATTCATAATCCTGAAATAAAAAAATCTTTTGGGAAATTTAAGGAGTGGTATGACAAGCAAGAAGGCTTAGAGATTCTTTTTACTGAAAGAAAAGTATTAAGCAGAATACATAAATTTACTGGAACGCTTGATGCTTTATTTAAAAACAAATCAGGAGAGTATATTATCTATGATTGGAAATCATCATCAGGAATAAGAGACTCTATGCTTATTCAAATCTATCTTTATAAGATTGCAATTAAAGAAGAACTTGGAATTGATGTAAAAAAAGGCATCATAGTTAATTGTACTAAGACTGGTAAATTAAATATTAAGGAATTTCTAATAGGAGAAATGCAGGAAGAAGCCGCTATATCCTGCCTAAAAATATATAGCTGGCTAAACAAAAAGGAGAAATAATATGCCAAACATTAGTGGCGTAGTTAAGTATGTCTATGACAACCGCTTAATGAAAGATGGAAGTCCAAATAAATATCCAAATTATACTTTTGGAATCAATGACCAAAAGATAGTTCTTTGGTCAGCAATCAAACCAGTTTTTTTAGAGAAGGGTAAAAAGCTGAGCGTTGCAGTCCAAGCAAGTAAAAAGAATGGAAGTTTATTTGTTCAAACAAAGCCGGATAAATCTCCAATGATGCAAGAACTTCCTTCAGAGAATAAAGAAGATACTAGCTTTAATCCTGAAGAACTAGAAGCGCAACTTCAAGAAGCAGCTAAAGAATTTGATGCTGATTTGACTGTTGAAACAAAGAAGCCATTTAACAAAGATGAATTTATGTTTGTGATGGCTTTGGCGAAAAGTTGCTTGGAATCAGGCTCAATAAATGTTACAAAAGAATCTATGGATTCGCTTATTAAGGATTTAAAATATCTTTATCAAGTGAACTTTCATAACTCTTAATTGTTAGTTATTTTTAGTGGCAAAATTTTAAATCATTATCCCCTTTTATTTTGCCACTAAACCTTGATTTCACATATATAAATGGTATATATTTTAAATGTTTGTGAGGGAGAAAATTCTTGAGTGTACAATTAAAGTTAAAGAACTTTTTGACAATCAAGAAGATGCTCTCAAAAATGAAAGTGAAGGAAAGATTATTTCTGTGGACTTATTAAGCAAAAAGTTTATTAGAAATAATATTAAACTATTTGATGACTCAGCAGCAAGTAGTTCAAAGAATCAGGGACAGAAGCCAAAAACTTCTTAACCTTGAACTAGAGTATAAAATGAAGTTAGAGAAAGCAAAAAGATTAAAAGAACTTCTAAACTCTAGATATATCTTTGAATTTGAAAAATTACTTACTAAATAAGTAATGCAACTATAAATATGTAAAGGAAGGATATGGATAATTTTGCTCAAAGAAACCCAGAAGAAATAAAACAAGAACTTGATACTCTTTCTGAATTGATGGTGGAAGAACTTTACCACTTTAGAAGACTAGAGGAATTTAAAAAAATTACATTCAGTCAAATAACTTTAACTAAGAAACTAGAAAAGAATTGTTCTGTTGCAGAAGCAGAAAAGTGGGCTTATGCAGATGATAATTATAAAACTCTTATTGAAGGTTTAATTGTTGCAGAAAAAAAATATACTCTTGCAAAAAGCAAGTATGCTAATATGATTACTTTCTTAGATTGTTATAGAAGTTGGTTGGCTACTCAAAGAGAACTTATTAAATGACAGATGGTAAAAATAATTTTAATTATGCTGAAAGCCGCTTTATTGATTACTGCAATTCCGTTGGCTATCTTTTTCGTCGTCTTGGTTATAATTCTCTTGACCCTAATAAATCAGTTATTGAAACTAATATTCCTTTGTTTTCCAAAATCCCAGCAATCGCAAAACTTACAGCAGATTTTTTCGTATATAAAACTGCGACAGAAACCAATAAACAAGAACAGTTCTTCGTTTCATTAAAGCAATCTAATAAGATTAAATTAAGAGATTTAAAAAAGTATATTGTTATAAACGAGCTTTATACTAACTATTGGACTAAATTTACTATTTGCTTTCCACTTAAAGATAAAATTCGTTTTATGTCAGTTGAACAGCTATTAAGAATGTTGCCGGATTCAAAGTTAAAAACTTTCCAAAATGATGGAGTAGAATACTTTGAGATTAATGTATAGTATTTGAGCAATCGTAATCAGAATCTTCAAAATCAATAGGCTCAGATTCCCATTCAACAGCTAAGATTCTAAATTTCTTAACATTCTTTAATGATGCTAAGAAAGTATTAAAATTAGCATTATTAGTTGAATCTAGAAATCTTACATAAGACATATCTTCAATCATATCTCCATGCTTTACAAAATGCACAGCACAAGTGATAAGTCTTAAATCAGTCATCTTTTTGTGCTGGTCTATTTGCTAAAGTTCTTGCAATAGATTCTCCTGAGCGACCAACCACATATCCACCCAAACCTATTTGTAGTAATGTCCAAACATCAGTAGGTAATAAAACCTGCGCATTTATTTTAAATAAGACTAAGATTATTGGACTGATAATAAAATTCCAAATTAGAATAGCAATCAAGACATACATTAATAATGGTCTCCAAGATGCTACAAACCAATTTGATTTAGCTTCAGCTTCTACAATTCTTGCAGTCGCTTTTAATTCTTCAGTACCAGACTGAAGTAATTGCATATTTAAATCATTCTTTAATTTTAAAGCTAAGTCTTTGTCAGTAATAGATTTGTCTATCACTCCAAAAACTTTATTTAAAATAGGTGCAAGAGCAGTAATTGCTTGAATCATATTAATCTACTGCTGATATGTTTATTTCGCCAGTTCCACCACCATGAGCAATAAAAGCTACTTTTTCACCACTCTTAAAAGAAAATATTTCAACATGGTCAGATGGTAATAGTAAATCTTCTTCTGTGGCAGTTGGGTTCTCACCAAACTTTATATGACAATGAGTAGTCGTTGCTATCCTAATTAAACCAGAACCAGTAATAATAACTTCTGATTGTGCTGATGATGAACCTACAGTATGAGATTCTGGTGTAAAATCTGTATCTATTGTCGTAATTATTGTATTTGCTGACATTTGTATATAAAACTCCTTTTATTTGCCTATTTAAACCGACAAATTACTCCTAAATTTTAACAAGTTAGGGAACTATAAGTCGTGTCTTATATTAAAGCCACAATGCCTTAAAACAAGCTATAAATCGTTTTAAATGATATTATCTACTTTTAGTTGAATCTATTAGTAGTTCTATGTAGTGTTTTGCTTTTTCTAAGTCTTGAACACCACCCTTCTCTTTAAATCTTAAAATGTACTTTATGATATTACCTTCACAAAATCCAATATTATTTTTAACTATAAACTCAACTGGTTGAATCTTGTATTTCTTGTAGTGGCTTCCACCAACTTGTTTTTTATAAGACTTCATAGACTGTTCTTCCATTAGCTTTGTATGCTCTTAAATACATTTTACGATTATTAGCTTTGTTGTAAGAGATATGAACCCAACCTGAGTTAGCTTCTTCTGGTTTCCAAAATTCTAAAATACATTGGTCAAATTCTAAATGATTAACTATCCAATCAGCTAAGTCTTTGTTAGGCACTCCCAGAACTTCGCAATCAACAGCTTGTCCAAGACAATGCTGACTTCGTTCAGAACTACCTATAGCTTTGCATAATGCAGGAGAACGATAGCCAGAAGTTATTTTGATGTCGCCAAATTGATTTATGATTGGTTCTATAACTTCGTAGATTAGAGTCTGTAAATTAATTAAGATTTGGTCAGTTGGAGTGTTATCTATTCCAAGTCTTGTAGCAGTCTCAGAAAATAGTAATTCTTTTAAACTAACTTGCCTATCCATTTGCCATCTCTATTTAAAACACAAGGTGCTAACTTTGGTTGAGAGTCTATGATTAAACCAGTCCCTATTATAAATCTAGTTTTAAAATTCTTAGCATATTCAAAAGCTAAAGATTTTTGGTCTATTAAACAACCAACTTGCATACCCCAAAAAAGATTATCAGGATTAGCCCAGTATTCAATTTTAAACTTTGTATGAAAATGTCCCTGCACACAATTCATTCCATTTGTTTGTGATACTTTTAAAACATCAGCAGAACGACCATGAGTAAATAAGCATCTTTGTTTATTAGGAAGTGTTACTGTTAAATCATCAAACCATTTCCATTTTTTAGTTCCTAAGAACTCGCCATATTCTTTTAGATATGCTCTAGGCATACCATGTTTTAATGCTCGTCTATAAACCATTGATGAATGGTTAGAATCTATTTCTATTAAGTCAGGAAATATTGATTCAAGTTCTTTTATGTAATCTTTTGCTTTAGCAAGTTCATGTCCAGCAGAAAATAAATCTGGGTTTGAATCGTGGAAACTAAGTGCGTGATGGTCTAGTAAATCACCAATAGACATTACGAATGTAGGTTTGTATTGTTTTTTTAACTCTTTTAAAAAGTCAAAAGAATCTTGCCTATGATAAGGCAGGTGCAAATCTGAAATAACCAGAATCCTTCTTGTGTCCATAACTACCTAGTAGTTGTATTCGTTTTATTTAGCAAGAAATATTGTAATCAAAGCTAAAGATAAACTTCCAGTAGCAACCAGTATAGACCAGTAAAGGTTCTCTACCTTTTTTTCTAGTTTATACATTGATGTACTGAGTATTCTTATTTCTCTTTTAATTCCTGTGATATGCCCCTTGAAAGCTATTAACTGTTCGTTTTGTGTTCTTGCCATTGTCT